GGGAACAGCGGTGGCACCTTCTTCGGCCTCCCGGTTGTGCTCTCCGAGAATATCCCTGCCAATCCGGGCTCGGGCGATCCGCTGGTGGGTGCTGGCGCGCGCATCATCCTGGCCAAGGCGTCGGAAATCCTTCTGGCCGACGATGGCGAAACGCTGCTCGATGCCAGCAACCAGGCATCGCTGGAAATGGACAGCGCTCCCACCAGCCCGCCGACGGCAACCACAGTGCTCGTCAGCCTCTGGCAGCACAACATGGTTGGCCTTCGCGCCGAGCGCTTCATCAACTGGGCAAAGCGGCGCCCAGGCGCCGTCCAGTTCATCGACAGCGCCAATTACGGCGACGCCTGACCGATCGACGGCGAAAACACCGGTCGCGCCTTAGCGCGGCCGGCTTTTATGAAGGGATCGACTGATGAAGCATCAGGGCTATCTGAACCGCGCATTGAAATCGTCGGACCGACGCTACGCCCGTATTTTCGGGAAGCTCGGATATGACATTGCTGCCCTGCGCACGGAGGCGGGCGAGCAGGTCGAACCCATTCCCGATGACTGGCATGAGCTTCCGTGGCCGGCCCTCAGGTCCCTCGCGTCGAAGCTGAGTGACGAGACGATCAAGTCGAAAGACGATGCCGTTGCCGCGATCGAGCTCGAAATCGAAAACCGTAAGGCAGCGCAGGAATGAAGATCTTCGGCCTCACTATCACGCGCGAAAAGGCGGCCGGCTATCAGCGCCCCGACAATCGCAGCGGGTGGTGGCCGATCATCAAGGAGAGCTTCACTGGCGCCTGGCAGCAGAACGTTGAGGTGAAACAGGAAAGCGTTCTCTCCTTCCATGCCGTGTTCGCCTGTCAGACCCTTATTGCTTCCGACATCGCGAAGCTCCGCGTGAAGCTGGTGCAGCAGGATTCGGACGGCATCTGGAACGAGGTGAAGAACCCGGCCTACTCGCCCGTCCTGCGCAAGCCGAACCGGTTTCAGACGCGGATCCAGTTCTTCGAGAATTGGGTGTTGTCCAAGCTGCAGCGTGGCAACGCCTATATCCTGAAGGAGCGCGATGGCCGTGGCGTTGTCGTCCGCCTTTACGTGCTTGACCCGACCCTGGTCACGCCGCTCGTGGCCGATGATGGTGCAGTGTATTATGAGCTGCTTGTTGACCGTCTGGCCGGTGTGACCGAGCGCGTCATCGTGCCTGCTCGCGAGATCATTCACGACCGTTTCAATTGCTTCTTTCACCCGCTGGTCGGGCTGTCGCCGATCTTCGCCAATGGCCTGAGCGCCATGCAGGGTCTGTCCATCCAGGACAATTCTGCGATGTTCTTTGCTAACGGCTCGCAGCCAGGCGGCGTACTAACGGCGCCCGGCGCCATCGAGCAGGCGACAGCAGATCGTCTCAAGGCCCATTGGGACGCGAATTACTCGGGCAAAAACCGTGGCAAGGTGGCGGTCCTGGGCGATGGCTTGAAGTTCGAGCCGATGGCCGCCAAGGCGACGGACTCGCAAATGATCGAGCAACTGAAGTGGTCCGCCGAAGTGGTTTGCTCGACCTATCACGTCCCGAGTTACATGGTCGGAGTGGGGCAGGCGCCTTCGTACAACAACATCGAAGCCCTGAATTCCCAGTATTACACCCAGTGCCTTCAGATCCTCCTGGAGAGTATCGAGCTTTGCCTCGATGAGGGCTTGGGAACCGGCGAGACACTGGGTACCGAGTTCGATCTCGACCAGCTGCTTAAGATGGACAGCGCGACCATGATGGAAGTGCTCGACAAGTCCAGCGGCAAGATGACGCCGAACGAACAACGCAAAAAGATCGGCCTAAAGCCGGTCACCGGCGGCAACAGCCCGATGCTGCAGCAACAGAATTACTCGCTTGAAGCTTTGGCGAAGCGCGATCAGCAAGCCGACCCGTTCGGGACGGCACCAGCACCCGCACCGGCAGACCCGCCGGCGAATGATAATGCCGATGCCGAGGCGGAAGCCCAGGCCAGCAAGGCGATCATTGAGATGATGAAGGGGCTTGCCTGATGTTCGATGGTGCAGCCTTCGGCAAGGAAATGGTCGGCATTGTCCGCGGCTATGTGGATAAGGTTGTTGCCCCGTTGGTGAAGCGGCTCGATGCGATTGAATCGCGGGAGCCGGTGAAGGGGCTGGACGGCAAAGACGGCCGTGATGGTGTCGACGGCAAGGATGCTGATCCCGCTGCCATTGCCGATCTGGTGCGCGAGGAAGTGGAAAAGGCTGTTGCGGCGCTACCGAAGCCGCAGGACGGGAAGAGCGTCACAGCCGAGGATCTGGCTCCGCTGATCAGCAAGAGCGTTGAGGCTGCCGTTTCCGGCGCCGTGAAGGCCATTCCTGTTCCGAAGGACGGCAAGGATGGAGCGTCGGTCACGGTTGAGGACGTTGCGCCTCTCGTAGACGAGGCCGTAACCCGCGCTGTGTCCGCTATCCCGGTGCCCGAGGACGGACGAGACGGCGTCGATGGCAAGGACGGTCGTGATGGTCGTGACGGGCTCGACGCAGTAACCCCTATCCTCAAAGACGGCGTGCTGCTGTTCACGATGTCGGATGGCTCGGTTAAGGAAGTTGGCCGGGTGCAAGGCAAGGATGGCGCTGATGGCGCTCATGGCCGTGACGGTATCGATGGCCTCGGCTTCGACGACATGAGCGCCGAATATGATGGCGAGCGCGGCATCACCTTCCGCTTCGAACGGGGCGAGACGGTCAAAGAGTTCAAGTTCTCGCTGCCCGTCATCATCGATCGCGGCGTCTGGGTCGAAGCCAAGGAAGGCGGATACGCCAAGGGCGACGGCGTCACCTGGGCTGGGTCGTTCTGGATATCCCAGAAGGACGAGAACGGGGATAAGCCCGATGGTGGCGACGGCTGGCGCCTTTCGGTGAAGCGCGGTCGCGACGGCAAGCCCGGCAAAGACGGCGAGATGAAAACCCGCGAGCCGGTCAAGGTGGGCTGAAATGGCGCTGGTAACTCTCGCTCAAGTCAACGGCGCACTGAACCTGGATCTCCAGGGCACGGCGCCCGATTTCGCGGCTGATGAACGCAGCCCCAGCATTCTGCTTAAGATTAAGCAGGCTGAGGACATCGTTCTGGACTTCATTCAGCCCAAGCCTGACCCGGCATGGACCGCGGACGATGTTCCGGGCCGCGTGAGCGCCGCCATTATTATTGCGGTCAACTGTCTGCTCGATGACACCGAGGAGCGCTTGGCGATGCTGAGCGGCTTGTCCGGATCTAACCCCGTCGATCCACGAAACCCGATCGCAGCGCTGCTCTGGCGCCTGCGCGATCCTTCACTCGCATAGGAGGCCAGCATGGCCGACATTTCCATTACCCCTGCCAATGTGAAACTGGTCAGTGGCCCGACGAAGTCCCGTTTGGCCGGCGCCGAAGTCATGGCCGGTCAGGTTCTCTACCAGGCCTCCGCGACGCGGAAGATCGGGCTGTCCGACAACGACTCGGCTACCGCCGAAATCCGCGCGGTCGATGGTTTGGCGCTCAATGGCGCTGCCGCTGACCAGCCGGTCGAAATCGCAGTGAACGGTGCCGTCGTTAATGTCGGCGCCGTGCTGACCGCAGGCACGGACTACTATCTCTCCGGCACTCCCGGCGCGATCTGCCCGCGGGCAGATGTCACCACTGGCGATGATCCCATCCGTATCGGTATCGCGCTCACCACGTCGAACCTGCAGCTGGATTTCGCCGATCCCAACGTGACTTTGTGACCAATGCCCTGGGTGGCTTTTTCAGCGGCATTCGACTGGAAGCCCAAGCCGAGTGTCACCCAAGCCTATCTCGCTGGTGATGTGAAACTCGTCACCACGGCCTGCGCCAGTGCCGCTGAGGCAAAGGGCAAAGGCAGGCGTACCAAAAAGCCGGAAGCGGAGAGACGAAATGGCAGCACCTCGGGCGGCCGGGCGACTTCGTGAGCGCCTGCATTTCCAAGCTCGCGCAACGGCCGACGACGGCACAGGCAGTGTCGGGCCTTATGGTGAGTTTGAAACGCGGTTCACCATGTCGGCGGCACTCACCCCGAGGACTGGTGGGGAAGAGGTGACTGCTGCTCGCCTCGAAGGGCGGCAGCCCTATGTCTGTCTCGTTCGCAACTGCTCGCAGATGCGGGATGTGACCGTAGGCTGGCAGATCGTGGATGCGCGCGATGGCTCCCGCGTCTTCAATATCGCTTCGCCACCGGCAGACCCTGATGGCAAAAACCAATGGCTTGAGTTCCTCGTAATTGATGGGCCGGTTTCGTGAAGGTCCAGGGGCTTGATCGGCTCAACCGAAAGCTGAAAGCTCTGCCCAAGGCAGCCGAGGAGGAAATCTCCAAGGCCATGGAAGAGAGCGCTAATGAAATCGTCGCCCTCGCGAAGTCGCTTGCGCCGGTAGAAAGCGGCGATCTTCAGATGTCGATTGGCTGGACCTGGGGCGATGCGCCCAAGGGGTCAATGGTTCTGGGCAAGGTGAAATCCAAAGGGCTCGGCACCGGGAACCTGCAGATCACCGTTTTCGCTGGCGTCGGAGACGCATTCTACGCACGGTTCATCGAGTTCGGCACTTCCTCTCACGAAAACAAGGGCAAGTTCGACGGGTCTCAACACCCTGGAACGTCGGCGCAACCGTTCTTCTACCCGGCGTACCGCGCTGCCAGAAAACGCGCAAAGGGCCGCGTGACGCGAGCCATCACCCGATCTGCCAAGAAAGTCGCAGCCGGAGGCTAAAATGGATCCCAGTGCCGAACTGCTGATAGCTGTTTTGCAAAGGCTACGGACGACGCCGGCTGTCATTGCCTTCGTGCCGGCTGACAGAATTTACGACAAAGCGCCGACGAACCTGAAGGGCGAGGTCGCCGCACAGTTCCCCTACATTACCACCGGGCCGACGGCCGCGATCCCGGATGATTTCGACTGCGTTGGTGGCGAGGAAATCACCATCCAGCTCGACGTTTGGTCGAGCGGCGCCGGCGAGGCTGCCAGCACTGCCGAATGTCGAAAGATCTGCAACGCTATCAAGCGCGCGCTGCACGATGTCGACGACATCGTTCTGACGGTCAATGCACTGGTCACCCTGCAATGGGAACTGACCCGAGTTCTTCCTGACCCAAACCCTGCGATCCGGCATGGCGTGGTTCAGCTTACTGCCACCATCGAAACCCCGTAGGAGACACTCACGATGGCACCTCCCAGCACTATTAAGGGCGGCAAGGTTCGCCTGCTGCTCGATATCCTCGGCAACGGCACATATGAGGCGCCGTGCGGTCTCAACTCGCGTTCCGTGACCTTCAACAAGGGTTTCGAGACGATCCAGATCAGCGACTGCAACAGTCCCGACGATCTGCCCTGGGATGCGAATGACGCCACGTCCCGCAGCATCAGCATTTCGGGCGAGGGCGTTCTCTCGGTGGAAGCCAAGG